CGGCGCGCATCACCGCCTCGAGGTCGCGTGCGTAGCTCGTGGGGACCACCTTCGCGAAGCTCCGGAGGCCTCGAGGGTCCTCCGTCAGCTCGAGCCGGCCCACGTCCTGAGTGCCGGCGGTCCGCGCGAGAATCCACCGCGGATCGTGCTCCCACAACATCCGCACGTCCTGATCCTCGTCTAGCGCCTTCCGGAACGCGCCCCGCTTGAGCTGCTCCCGGAAGGTGAACCACCCGGCCATGCCCAGCTCTTCGCTCTTCCGGTCGAACACGGCAGCGTGCCCGGTGATCGTGAGCGGTCCGTCCTCGCCATCGTCGGCGCGCACCTCGAGGGAGTCACCGGGCCCGTGCCCCGCGTACACCTCCACGCGCTCGAGGTCGACGCGCTCCTCGAGGTCCGCCGGGAGAGCAGAGCGCCGCGGCTCCCACGGCGGTGCCGAACCGCGCTCCTCGCGGTGCACCTCGAGGTGGCGCCGCGTCTGCTTCCTCATCCCCCACCTCCGCCGTTGCTCCCGTTCAGCGCTGCCGGAACCGGCGCGCCGCTGCCATCACCTTCACCTTCGACGCCGGCCGGCCCGTCTCCCTCCCGCCGGCCTCCTGCCGCGCCCTGAAGCGTGTCCGCGTACACGTCCCCACCCTCGCGCGGCTCGAGATTCTCGAGCGCGCGCACGTCGTTCGGTGAGAACACGCCGATGCGCCGCGCGATTTCGTACGTCTGCCACCGCGTCCGCGAGTCCGTCCGGAGGAGCGCGTCTCGAGCGAACTCCGGATAGACGGCGCGGTCCGGGAACAGGTCCGGGTCGTGCTTGAGGCTCTTCTCGAGCCGCACGAGCCACCGGTTAAGAGAGAACGTGAGGAAGTGTTGCCCGCGGCTCTCCACGTTCGCGTACGTGAGGCTCCCGCCGCTCTCGCCGCCGATCATTTCCGGCGGCACTCCGAAGAGCCGCGCCACCTGATTCACGGTGAACGCCTCGCGCGCAACGAACTGAAGGTCCTCGAGCGGGAGCCCCGTGCTCTGCCACGTCGCTCCGGCCTCGAGCACGGCGATGCGCCCCCGGTTGCGGCCGCGCTGAGCGCGCTCCCACTGAGCGCGGATGCGCTCCGCGGCCTCATCGTCTAGCTCGCCTTGCACGGTGAGCACGCCGCCCGGCGTCGCGTCGTTTTCGTACAGGGAGGCCTCGTGCTTCGTCCGGAGCATCGCGCTCCCGAAGCTCTGCCGCGCGAGCCCGATCACGGAGAGGCCGGCGAGCCCGTCCAGCCCCAGCCCCGGGAGGTGGAGGATGCGATCCGGCCCGAAGTCGCCACCGGTGCTCGTGTCGCCGCCGTCGACGCTGAAGCGCTTGGCGCCGCTCGAGTCGCGGTACGGCTTCACCCTCGAGGGCTTGATCGGCCAAAGCTCATCGACCACGCCGCTCCGGCCGCGGCTCTTTTCGAGGTACGCGTTCCCCCACAGCATGAGGTGTGCGAGGAGCTGCTCCGTCCACACGTCCGGCGCCTGCTCCGGATTCGGGGAGTCGTGGAGCATCCGGTATCGGTCGTCGTTCACGAGCGTGCGCCGCTCCGCGCCGATGCCTCCGTGCACCTTCAGCGGGAGCATTCCCGCCGTGCCGGCGACGAGCGCCACGCACGCGTACACCGCGTCCAGCGCGAGCGCCGTCTCCACCGTGACGCGCTCCCCGCCGATCACCTTGCGCGCGCCCAGCGCGTCGAACAGCCACTCATCCGGCTCTGCGAGCCCGCTCCGTAGCTCCGGCGTCGGCGCCGCGGAGCTGCCCGGGAGCAGCGATCGCAACGTGTCCCACACGCTCACCCGTCACCTCCGATAACCGTCAGTCCGCGCCGGTTATACACCGAACGCTTGCCGGCGAGCTGCTCGAGCCACACGGCGACGGCCATCGCCGGCACCGCGTCAATCGGCCTCGAGTGCCTTCGCTTCCTCACGATCCACCCGCGATCGTCCCGCTGAGCCTTCGTCGCGCCGACGTGCGCGGCCATCGCCCGGTCGCCCGGATGCCGCACCCTGCCATCCTTCACGCCGCGGTGAAAGGCTGCGAGCGCGTCCCTCATGTGCTTGCTCGTCGGCTCCACCACCACGAGCGACTCCTCCGGGAGCCTCACCTCGAGCACCTCCGCGCTCCTCGAGAGGAAACGGGGGTCGAAGCCGGCCCGCCGCACGCGGTACTCCCCGAAGAGGTCGACCACGTCCTCCTCTACCTCCGGCATGAGGATGCGGCCGCCCTCGTGGAGCACGTGGTGAGGAGCGTCCTGCCTCACGGAGTAGATACGCGCGTCGACGTCGACCAGCCCGTCCGGAGCCGTGCTCGCGAATGCAATCACCGTGGTGTCATACGTGTGGGAGCCGTCCCAGCCGATGCACCCGCGGCGCCGGCGTCCGGTCGCCTTCGTGCCGGACGCGCCGAACGGATCGGCCTCCGTGCGCTCGCCGGTGGGGATGCGGAACCCCGGACGGGCCCCGGGGAGGAACCGCTCCGGCGCCGCGCACGCGCCCCATTCGTCGCGGCTGAGGAAGGCCTCCCGGCTGCTCGCGCTCACGCACCCGTGGAGCTGTAGAAAGTCCGCGTCCTCAAGCTCCGGATTCGCCTGTTGCTTCGCGAGGTACTCCTCCGTGATCCATGAGGCCGGGTTCGCCCGCTTGAAGAGGCTCACGGAGTCATGCCGGCGCTTCGCCGGCGCGCTGTAGCGGTAGACGAGCACCCGCGCGTCGAAGTTCCGGCTGATCGTCAGAGCGTCCACCCGCTCCACCACGCCGTGCTCTTCGTTCGCGTCCACGAGCCTGCCGAGAATGGAGTCCTCGCGCTCCTCCGCCGCGGCCTCCACGGTGATGCTGAAGAGCTGCGTGGCAGCTCGAGCACCGCCGCCGGTGGTGAGTGCCGCCCACGCCTTCCGGAGCGACGGCGCGTGCCATTGCGCCAGCTCATCGGCCACCACGAGGGAGGGGTTATACCCGTGGAGCGTCTCCGCCTTGGAACTCATCCGGAGGATGCTCGCGCCGCCGTCGACGCGGGCGATTTCGCCCACGTAGTCCCGGACGTGGAAGAGCGACGCGAGGTACTCGCTCTGACGGACGAACCTCACGCACCCCTCGAACAGCCGATCCGCCTGCTTGTCCGATGCGGCCGCGAGGAGCACCTCCGGCGAGCCGTCATCCTCCGCGGCGTGGTAGCTCGCAAACGCGCTGAGCCCCGTCGTCTTTCCGTTTTTCCGGGGGAGCACGAACAGGATCGACGTCCAGAACGGGAGCCCGTTCCCGTCCACCGCGAGCGCCTCAGCGAAGAACTCCGTTTGGAACGGCTCGAGGATGAGAGGGAGGCCGGCGAAGGCGCCGATGCTCTGCACGCAATAGGCCTCGCACCACCACGCGAAGTGATCGCCACGGGTGCCGTCCGCGTAGTCCGCCCAGCGCTCCGCGACGGCTGCCGTGCTCACCGGTGCACGCCGCCCGTCCAGCTCGAGCCGGCCGCGGTGAACACCACGCACGTGCACTCCGGCGCCGCGCACCCCTGCCGCTCGAGCGCGCCGGCCGTGACGTGCTCTCCGCGCTCGTGCCCGCACCGGCACGTCGTGGGGATCTCGAGCGGCGCCGGCGCGGCTGCCTCCTCCTCGAGCACCGGCTCCTCCCACGACGGCGCCGGCTCTCCGGCCGCGCGCGCCGCGGCGGAGCGCTTGAGCTGCTCGAGCACCTCGCGGCCGGCGCTCACAACTCACCGCCGGCGTGCCCGTCGCACCACGTCAGCCCGCACCACGAGCACACGAGGCCGGCCTCCTCCGTGTCGGCCCGGTCGCCCTCGAGCGCCGGCGCCGGCACCGGGCGCGGCTCCGCCGCCCGCTTCGCGTCGTCGGCGCGATGCGGGCCGGGGTGCCCGGCCGCGAGTCGGCACGTCGGGTGCCAGTCGGTGCCGTAACCAACCATGATCCGGCCGCATCGCTCCTCATCTGAGGGAGCGAAACGCGCAACGTCCCGCGGGTCGACTGCGCTCATCCGGCCACCTCGCGAAGCTCCGGCTCGTGGTGGAGCCGTGGAGCGCGGCGGATCATCGGAGGCTCCGGCCGGCGGTCCGGCGCGGAGACGGATCCGATCGGCCGGCCCGGGCCCCGGCGCACTCCGCCGGCCGCCGGCGCCGGACGGAGGAGCTGCTCATACAGCTTCGCCGCCTCCTGCTCTGCCTCCGCCATCATCTTCACGAGGGGGTGAGGCACGAGCGCCTTCCCGGTCGCGCCGCCGGTGGAGGTCGCCGGCCGGCCGCTCTTCGTCCACTCCTCCCGGAGCATCCCCGCGAGGTCCGCGGCGCGCGCGTAGCGCTCGAGCGGCTCGCGCACCTCTCCGGACGCGTCGCCGCCCACGGCCTCGAGCGCGTTCTCCCACGCCCGCCGGCCGGCCTCCGTCTCGAGCGCCGGCGCATCGTCGCGCTTCCTGCTCACGGCCGGCCCCGCTGAAGCCCCTGCCACCACACCACGTCGATCCCGCCGATCACCTCGAGCACCCGGACGACGGGGAGCCCCACGAGCACGGCGATGGTCCCGGCCGGCACGCCGCGGACGTGGGCCCGGAGGATGCGATCCCGCCGGCGCGCGAGGAGGTC